CTCCCTTGTCACAATCTCCGCTTCTTCTTAACATTAGCTGTTATCATGTATCGAAGTGATCAGAGGTTGCCGTCACGTTGCTTGGCATTGTCGGCCCGGTAGACTCCCGGTCCGGACTAATGGCGGTAGTTCTACCGGACAATTTAACGTCGAGTCAAGACGGTAATTGTTTCGTCACCAAGACTCGCCGAGACCACAAGCCAACCATAGCTCGTGTTTTGTCTCATAATCTGGAAGAACAACGTCGGGATCAATAAATTTCTTATACTGTTCTGCTATCATAGGATACCATTCGTCATGAAATTGCTTTCCTTGATGAAATAGCTCCAAGTTAGCAGAACGCAATATTCCCCCAACCTGATCTTCTGAACTGGCGTTACTCTTGCAACAAAACGTAAGTGATCGGAATATGGAAACTCTGTCCAAAGGAGCAAGAACTCCTTCAGGTGTAACAACAAATCCTCTCTTTACAAATGAAGCTTCCTCCAACGGTATAGTTGGACGGAGTACAATAGACTTTGATGTATCGGTCATAGTGTGATTAAAAAGTTTCATCACATGAGCAATAGATACGAGATTATAATCCTTAATTATTCTCGAACCAACACTCATAACCAGATCATCTCCGTAATTGTACCCCGCTACACAGTCCTGATAGACATGACCTTGGACTAGTATAATAAAGCAGGCTCTCAATAGTAAGTGGAAGAGAAATCCGTTGGTCTCACCAGTGCCAAACACCCCCGAGGGGTTATTTTTAGCAGCAACGAACCAGTTTCCACAGATTCCAACTACTGAATGCATTACTAACATACCCATCCTCAAAATAAGTCTAACATCCGCAGGTGTATACCCGCAGTCGCTAGCTATACCGGCTATCATTAGCCAGTAACTTCTTATTGTATAGAATTGATGACTAACATCAGCAGCAGTAAAATCTCCATCGACCACATTTTCAAATTTCCTAAGGGTATTATAAACTTCCCCCCATTGTGTCTTATCGAAACAATTGATACCAATAGCACACCACGATAACGATCTATCACTTTTAAGCATCTTGAATATAGGA